CAGTCTAAGTATATCCGTTGGACAGATCATCCAGCAGGCAAAAGCACTTGGGGAACAAATTTAGCAGCAACAGCATACACATCAGGCTTTACAGCAGCAGAATCTACTGACAGCTTGACAGGTGGTGTTTCTGACAGTCCAGACAGTGGAGATGTACAAACATCTTACGCACTATTTGGAGACGCAGAAACTACTGACGTCAACTTAGTGATGACAGCAGGCTGGTCTAACGTAACCAAGAAGTGGGTACAAGATAACGTAGCTAAAGTCAGAAAAGACTGTATAGCATTCGTATCACCACAATCTGGTTCCGTAGTAAACAACTCTGGTTCCGAAGTTACACAGGTAACAGGCGATAAAGCAGCTTTATCAGCCACATCCTATAGTGTAATGGACGGTAACTGGAAATATCAATACGACAGATACAATGATGTATTTAGATGGGTTCCATTAAATGGAGACATAGCAGGTCTTTGTGCAAACACAGACTCTATTAGAGATCCATGGTACTCACCAGCAGGATTCAACAGAGGACAGATTAGAAACGCAGTAAAATTAGCGTGGGATCCAACTCAAGCGGACAGAGATGCTTTATACCAAGATGGTATAAATCCTGTTATTAATAGTCCTGGAAACGGAATCGTATTATTAGGGGACAAGACGTTACTAAGCGCACCTTCAGCATTTAATAGAATTAATGTTAGAAGGTTGTTTATTGTTATTGAAAAAGCAGTAGCAACAGCAGCTAAGTTTCAATTGTTTGAATTTAACGACGCATTTACAAGAGCACAATTTACAAGTTTGCTTACACCATTCTTAAGAGACGTTCAAGGACGTAATGGAATATATGACTTTAAAGTTATATGTAACCAAAGTAATAATACATGCCAAGTAATTGATAGTAACGAATTTGTAGCAGACATTTTTATTAAACCTACAAAATCTATCAACTTTATACAGCTAAACTTTATTGCTACAAGAACTGGTGCAAACTTCAGTGAGATTGGCGGGTAATGTATAAATAGTACAATAAGGAGACAACAATGGATATAGGAAAATTTAAAGGTGCACTAGGAGCTGGAGGGGCAAGACCCAACCAATTCGAAGTGATGCTTACATTTCCAGGGGGCATAAGCGCCGGTGGAGATCACCTTCTTCTGGTTACAGGAGCAAGCCTTCCAGCATCGACAGTAAATCCTGCTATCATACAGTACCGAGGCAGGGAAATTAAATTAGCAGGCGAAAGGATATTTGATCCGTGGACAATAACAATAGTAAATGATTCATCGATGACTTTACGGTTTATGTTCGAAGAGTGGATGGATAAGATGAATAGAAAACATGATAACCAAGGGGCTATAAAGCCAAAAGATTATCAGTCAATTCTATCAGTTACTCATTTAGATAGAAACGATGGGCCGTTAGCACATTATCAGCTCAACGACGCATTTCCAATAAACATGTCAGAAATTGCATTACAATATGCACAAAATGACATCATTGAGGAATTTACTGTTACATTTCAGTATCAATGGTACACAGTCGTCTAACTTAGGGGTTAGGCATTAAAATATGGATTTATTTGGGTTTGAAATAAAACGGAAAGAGACGCCACAGAGTGAAAAGTCATTCGTGGCGCCATCCGACGATGGTGCAATAGAGTCGATTCGAGCAGGTGGGTACTACGGTACCTACATGGATGTAGAAGGCATAGCCCAAACAGAAGCCGAATTGATTAAAAGGTATCGCGATATTGCCTTAATGGCAGACGTAGATACAGCAGTTGAAGACATAATCAACGAGTCAGTTGCACAGTTGGAGAACGAATCTCCCGTCGAAATTAACCTTGATGAAGTTAAACTTTCAGCAAGTGTTAGAAAAAGCATGGCAATGCATAGGTCGCCGGAACAGGCAACATTGCATGCATATTGCATGCGTATGACTTCTATGTGGTCCATTCGCATGCCTGCAGGCAATAATATTGGTGTCGTAAACGAATGCACAGTTTACCCAGTCA